GAGAACATGGGCGCCGTACTCGGTCCAGTCGGCGCCGTAGACGAGGGGCACGCCGGCCCCGAGGCGGGCGCGCACCTCCGCGGCGAGCGCCCGGAAGGCGGCGACCGCCGGGTAGCCGGACGGGCCCCGCACCCGGGTCAGCCCGACGAATTCGCTGCCGATCAGGAAGCCCCCGATCCGCGCGCCGGCGGCGATCCAGCCGGCGGCGAGGCCGGCGTAGTGCAGTACCAGGGCGCGGTAGCCCCCGGCGAAGAAGGCCGCGACCTGCGCCTCGGCCGCGGCCGTCCCATCGGGGCTGCCGGTCAGGCCGGGGGCGGGATCGCAGGTGATGCGGCCCCGCCAGGGATAGGGGGGCTGGTCCGCGTCCGGCCGGCGCGGATCCGGCAGGGTGTTGCCGGGCGCGACGTCCATCATCACGAACGGGTAGAGCACGACGTCGATCCCCCGGGCGGACAGCTCCGCGACGAGGCGCCCGAGCCCGGCATCGGAGGGCGTGCCGCCATAGGCCGGCGTCTTTCCGTCGGGCAGGAGAGAGACCGTGTCCGCGGTCTCACGGGTGAGGCCCGCGACGCTCCACACGTCGCCCGTCGTCGCCTTGAACGAGGTCTCGACCCGGGGCGCGACCCGGCACTGCCCGGCCCGGAGGTCGTCCCCGAACCAGGACGCGACCACGGCGACCCGGCGCAGGTTCGGGCACAGGGCCTGGAGGGCGTCGAGGGAGGCCAGCACGTCGGTGGCGTTGCGGAGCTGATGCCGGTTGGCGCTCTCCGTCCGGCCGAAGCCGAGATCGACGGTGACGGCATTCGGATCGAGGGCGAACTCACCCGCGCCCGGGATGAGGTCGACGGCCCGGACCAGGGGAAAGAGCGCGTTGACCGGCCGGACCACCTCGAAGGTGAATTGCGGGATGCGGTTGCCGTAATCGGCGAGCGGCAGCCCCTCGAACACGACGTAGGCGAGGCCGCGATAGGCCGGGGCGTTGGCCGCCCCCTCCTTGGCGACGATCAGCGGGTCGGCCGCCTGCCCGGCCGCGCCGGTATGGACGCGCAAGGTGATCCGGGTCTGGTCGACCTCGACCCCGTCCGCCCAGATCCGCCGCACGAAGGCGATCTCGCCCTCGCACAGGCCGACGGCGAGGTTGGCGAAATAGGCGTAGGCCGTGCGGATCGTGCGCTGGCTGCCCCCCGACCCCTTGGACGGGGAGGCCGCCTTCTCGACGGTGGTGTTCGGCACCTCCAGGGGCCGCGTCGCCCAGATCAGGGTCCCGCCGATCCGCGCCCGGCCGTAGACCCGGGGGATCGGGTCGCCCTCGGTCGAGGTCAGGCCGGACACGTCCGAAAGGCGCGGCCCCTGGACGAAGCGCGTCTGCCGGCCGGGTCCCGTCAGCGCCCGGTCGGCGAAGGCCCCCGCCGTCGCCCCGAGGGCCCGCCCGATCACCTTGCCGATCGGTCCCCCGAGGGCGGTGCCGGCCACCTCGCCGACGGTGGAGAGGACCAGGGTGGCCATCGCGGTCTCCGGGGTGGATCAGGGCTGGGGCGGGAAGCGGAACGCGGCCACGAGGTGGCGCCGCCACCAGGGCGTGAGGGCGACTTCCGTCACCTCCGCCCGGTCGTGGGCGTGAATCATCGTGTCCGCGCCCGTGGCGAGGGCGCAGTGCCGGGCGGGCAGGTGCCGGCGGAAGGCGAAGAGCAGCACGTCCCCGGCCTGCGGGGCGTAGGCGACGGGGGTCTCCCCCACTGGCAGGAGGTGGCGGGCGGCGGCCTCGGTGAGGGGGTCGGTGCCGGGCTCGGAGGATTCCGCCCAGGTGGCGGTGTAGGGCGGCGGCGCCTCGGGCTCGCCGCCGTAGAGCCCCCGCCACACCCCGCGCACCAGCCCGAGGCAGTCGCAGCCGACACCGCGCAGGCAGCCCTGGTGCCGGTAGGGCGTGCCGAGCCAGAGCCTCGCCTCGGCCACGGCCCGATCCCCGATCGTCTCGTCCATCGCCGCCCTCACCGGAAGGAGCTGCCGCCGTCGAGCACCGGCTCGGAGCCCGGCGCGCCGCGCATCACCGCGTCGTTGCCGGGCAGGTGCGGGAAGCCCTGGAAGTTGATCGCGTTGGCGAAGCGGTCGCGGCAGGTGGCGAGGCGCTTGTCGCAGCCGGCGGTCAGCGTGAAGGTGTCGCCCGGGGCGACCGGGCGGGGCGGGCTCTCCCACAACTCGATCAGGCCGCCGACCTGGAGCCGCACGTCGGCCGAGAGCCCGGCATTGGCGCCCCCCGTCCAGGCGAGGCTCCCGCCGGTGAACAGGCCCTCCGCGAAGGACCCGTCCAGGGCGACGCCGAGGGTCGCGGCCTCCGGCAGGTCGAGGACGTGGCCGGTCCCGCGCCAGGGGGCGAGGTCGACCCGGCAGCGGGCATCGCCGAGAACCGCGCCGCAGGTGGCCCGGTAGCTGCGCCCCGCCTCGGCATCGAGGCGGGCGGCCACGCCCCGGACCTCCGCCACGAAGGCGTCGCCCTCCCGGCGGATCTCGCCGATCGTGCCGAGGTCGAGGAGCAGGCGGGTCTCGGGGTGGGTCCAGTCGACGAGCCAGGTCTCGATGCTGGCCCCGTCGTAGACGCCGCCGAGGATATCCGTCTCGGTCAGGCCGAGGGAGGTGAGCGCCCCGGCGACGTCGCCCCCGGACACGGCGAAGCCCGATTCCGCGCTCGCCTCCGCCGCTTCGAGCCCCGTCCGGGCGGCGTGGACGAGACCGGCGAAGGTCAGGTCGCGGTCGTGGTCGGTGAAGCCGAGCGCCGTCCCGTCCCGGCGGCGCAGGGACCAGCAGCGGCACAGGGTCGTGACGCCCCCCGCGAGGTGGGCGGCGAAACCGGTCGGCAGGGTCCTCACGGCACGATCTCCACCAGGGGCACCTTCGGGATCTCGCCCGCGGTGAAGGCGGCGAGGTCGATGCTGAGGTCGTCGGTGTCGAAGCGGACGGGGACGTCGAAGGCGAAGCCCGCGGTCACCCGCGCCCCGGCGGCGGGGGGCTGTGCCAGGGTCACGAGCCCCGTCGTGGAGTCGCATCGGAAGGACGCGGGCGGCAGCTCGGTGCCGGCGACGGCGACCCGCACGCTGCCGGAGACCGGCTTGGCGATGGCCCGCCGGTAGGGCGCGAAGCCGCTGCCGTAGGTCTTGGCCAGGGCGAAGACGGTGAGCGCCCCGTCGCCGAGGCCGAGAAGCTGGTCACCCGGTCCGGGCGGGGTCCCCGGCGGGCCCGAGCGGAAATCGACCCGGTCCCGGTAGCGGAAGCCGATGAGCCGGCCCCGCCGCTCCTCGAAGAAGGCGATGACCGCGTGGAGGGCATCGAGGCTGCGGATGCCGAAGCCCGCATCGTAGTGGCGCCGGGAATCGGCCCAGCGTCCGTTCCGGTGCTCCCGCCCCGAGGCCAGGGTCACGATCTCGGTGAGCCGCTGCGGCCCGCCGCTGCCCCGCAGCGCCACGTCGAGGGGAAACAGCACCTCGTGAAAGTCGTCGGCCATTGCGGGGATCCGGTGCGTCGGGGAAGGAAGGCGGGCACGCTCACAGCGCCCGCTGCCCGCGGGCGACGGCGCGGGCGAGGGTCGCGGCGACCTGGGCCTCGGAGCGACGGAAGGCGGCCGGGTCCGGCGTGGCGATGGTGACGTTCACCGAGACCGGCCGGGCGCCGGAGGAGGCGACGCCGAGCCGCCCGTCCGGGCCGCGGGCGAGCGGCATGATCGCCTCGGGCCCCGCCTCGCCCATCAGCCCGGTGCCGCCGGACATCGGGAAGTAGGTCGGCGCCGCCACGACCCCGCCGGCGGCGAAGGGCGTGACGCGCCCGCCCCGGAAGACGCCGCCCCGGGCGAAGCCCTCGGCGCCGTCGTCCGATCCGCCCCGGACGAGGGCGTTGAGGAGGCCCTTCACCCCCGCGCGCAGGGGCCCCTTGGCGGCCTGGGCGGCGACGCCCGCGAGCCGCGTGCCGATGGTGCTCAGCACGCCGTCGAGGCTGCGGCCGGAGGCGATGCTGCCGGTGAGCGCCGTCGTCAGGCTGCGGCCGAAGCTCCGGGCGAGGCGATCCAGGTGGGTGAGCTGGGCGATCCGCGCCTCGTAGCTCCGGTCGGTCTCGGACTCGTCGGTCACGGCGGGCTCCCGGGGTCGAGGGATGGGGCGAGGTCGGGGTGGGCCGCGAGCAGGTGCTCGAACTCGGCCCGGCTCAGGGCCGCGGAGCGGCTCCGGTGGCCGAGGGCGGCGGCGAACTCCCGGGGGGTCGCCGCCCAGAAGTCGCGGGGGCTCCAGCCGAGGATGCCGAGGCCGAGCGTCAAGGCGTCGTCCCAGGGAAAGGGCCGCGGGCGGGCGGGGCTCAGGCCCGGCTCTCGGCCCGCCGCGGCACGCGAGGGTTTTCCGGCGGCTCCGCCTCCGCTCTCGGTCCCTCCGCCGGCGGTCCCTCCGTATCTTGACCGAAGGCCGCCTCCAGCACCTCGGCGAGCGCCCCGACCAGGGTGTCGAGCCCCCCCCGCCACCGGCAGCCGGCGGACCTCGTCGTCGTCGAGGGCGTGGCCGCCCCCGCGCAAAGCCGCTCCGAGCAGCGCCAGCAGGTCGCCGGATCGGGGGCGCCCGGCGGCGAAGCGTTCGGCGAGGCCGACGAGGTCGCCGGCCCGCAGGGCGTCCTCCAGTTCGGCCAGTGCCCCGAGGGTCAGGCAGAGCGTGTAACGCTGCCCGCCGAGGTCGAGGGGGACTTCCCCCCGTCTGCGGTTCGCCATGCGACTCTCCCCACTCAGGCTGCGACGAAGGTGAGGGCACCGGCGGATTCGAGGCTGATGTCGAAGGTGACTTCGCCCGAATGCTCGCCGCGGTAATCGAGGCTCGTGATCTGGAAGAGCCCCTCCATCGTCCCGAAGGCCGGGATCACGAGCTGGAAGGTCGCGATGAGCCCGTCGAAGAACATCTGCCGGAGGCGGAGGTCGGAGGCTTGGTCGCGGAACACGCCGGCCCCCGACATCGAGGCCCGGTGTGAACCGAACCAAAGTTTTACGCGTCATCCACGCTAAGTCGTTCAAACCACATGATCTTGGCGGTTGAAGCGACAGATTTGTGTGCGAAAACCGATACATACCCTGGTGTCGATCCCGCAAGCTTAGCGCCACTGCTCCGACGCCGCTTGTGTGAAGTGACGCCCCGAATAGCGAAAAGCCCCAGCTTTCGCCGGGGCCTTTCGGGTCTTGGGCTTGGTCTCTACCAATCGAGAGAGAGAGAGAGAGAGAGAGAGAGAGAGAGAGAGAGAGACAGTCTCAGAGAGGTGGGATGTCAGTACGTCGGTAGTATGCCAAACCGACGCGACTTTTTTCGATAGCCGGTGACACATCGCTCAGACACGAACATATTGATCGATAGCTTTTGCTGTGTATCTCCATCAACTCTGATATCGACACGTAGGACCCTCGAAATTTCTCCAGACTCGATCGATCAACCAGCCGAGCAGGGTTGCGAGTTGACGCAAGGACTGCAATTTTGTGTTCGATGAATCCCTGATCGACCAATCTGCCGACAACGGCTCGGGTGGTTTTCAGCACCTCTCGTGCCTTTGGCAGAGTTATACCATCTGGATTGGCGTCGATTGCCTGCCTGATTTCGAAGATGTCCACGAGGAGAGACGGTATTCCGCTTTGTCCGATAGCCCGACCAACCCATTTCAGTTGGTTCTTCAAAATCATTTCGATCAAAACGGCAAAATCACAACGTGCTTGCTTGGCCGCCGTGATGACCGGTACTAGGGTTTCCCTAGCCGTCTCGACTGGCTCTGTATGAATCATGAGGCCCGCGAGAAATTCATCGATTGCCTTACGCGCGTAAACTCTCAGCCGCAGATTGTCCTTAGTGCTGTACTCGGCGAGATGTTGAATCAATCCGTGCTTGGCAAGCTGGACGGCTTGGTATCGGCTGATATTGAGGTATGCTGCAATCTCGGACAACCTGAGACTGTCAGCGCCAGCCTGCAGAAATTCTTCAGCCGCGGTCGCGTCGAAGATCACCGCGTGGCTGCTAAAGCGCCGGTGATCTGATGAGATGAGACCGTGGGCGGCGAGAATCTTACGCAGATGCACCGGAGTGCGTCCGGTTTCCCGCGATGCTGTGATCGCAGAATGGATCATGCGTCTCTTGACCGGTTTGCCGAGGACGACGTCACCGGGACCAAACGGCATCGTCTCTACGGCATGGCGACGGACGAGGTCGCAGACGGGTTCGAACGCCTCATCCTGGTGATGCCGCGCCAGGAATTGATAGAAGGCTCCAAAGACCGCGCCGGGGCCTTCGCGCCCATGAACTTTGCTCACATGGGATTTCGCGATCTCCGTCAGCGTCTTGCGGATCGATGGCCCGCCCTGTCGGGCGACCTGGAAACCGGCTTCACCGGCGCGATGGAGATCGCTGTCAGACATGGCTAGGAGCCGCATTTTCGGCCCATACAGGATCACCGTTCCGAGCGTCTCGCAGGTGGGGATGACGACGTTGAGGGGCAGGCGATCGAGCCATGCCGATCCTGTCGGGCGTATCTCCAGACGGTGTGTGAGATAGGTCTCGAGCAAGGATGGGCTGCGGGCATCGACCCTGTCGGCGGCTTGTAAGACTTCATCGCTGCGCCCCTTCAGATTGAGCGCGAAGTCATGCATCGCGAGGCCGGTGTTGCGGGCGACCTCGATGAGCGCGCAACCGTGCCGGCGACAGCTTCGCATGGCAGCGATCTGCCATAGGATGCGCCCGTATGGAGCAGGCGTGAACGAGTTCCGCGCGGCTCGAATGTCTTCGCGCGCGCAGAGAGGGCAGATGTGAATCCGAGAGCGGCGGACCATACTGAGACCGAAGCGCTCACCTCGTAGGAAGAGTTCGCGCCCCTGGGTCACGAAGCTTGCCCGCTCCAGGACTTCAGTCGGGACACCGGTCAAATCGCTCAGTTTTGTTAAAGCTGACCTTTGGCCAGCGACACAGGCACGGAAGTGCAAGCCCAGGTCGAGGCAGAATTCACGGGCCGTGTCGGCGCAGTTCAGAACAGCCAACCGGGAAACCCAGCTTGGGAGGGTTTCGTCCCCGTTGAGGTCACATTGGAGCGCGAGGGCGGGTGCCATTAAGCACCTGCCTTTCTCGCCTGCTTCTTGGACGTCTGCACAGCCTTGATCGTTTCATGCAAAGCGGCCGGCTCGTTGACGCGGATCGAGGTCCAGTCACGACTGGTAAAAGGGTTCTCATCCTCGGTGCAATCCATGAGATCTTCGAAGGCTTGCGCGAAGTGATGACGCGTGAGTTCTCCGTCGGGCGATAGGCGTGGGGACGCTTCGAGATCGATCTCGTCGTCGTCCTGTCCGAGATCGAGATAGTCTGGCTGCAGAGCGATCTCGATGGCCTCGTGCGTCAACTCGATGGCGATGCCCCACTGGCGGCCGGCAGAATGGATCAGCCGTGGAGCCAGATCGTGCTCGATGTCGGAGCCGACCGACAAACCGGCCACGCCTGCGAGGGCGCTGATCATGGCGGCGATGTCGGCGTTTCCTTGCGGCATGGCCAAGGGCTTGAGACGGATGAACCGTGCCCGTCGCCTCAATTGGATGTCGGATCGAATGAAGTCGGCGACAGCGGGCAATCCACAGACGACCACGGAGACGCGCCACTTCTCATCGATCAGCAGATCCTTGATCGTATTGGCGATTTTCTCTTGCTCCGCCGAATTTGCGTTCTGTGTGATATGCTGCATTTCATCAAAAATCAGGATCAACTTATCGCCTTGATCGAGGCGACGCCGGACTTTCTCCCATGTAATATGTTCGAGAAGATCGCGTTCGAGAGGATAACCGGTCATCGCGAGGGTCTGCCGTCCAAGCTGCTTCAGCGTGCAGGGTGACGGGACGTTGACGAACACAACGGGACTGTCGGGACTTTCCGCGTTGTATCCTTTGAAAGCCGGATGCTTTCGCAGGGTCCTTTTCAGGCGATGGGACTTACCAGCGCCGCTGGCACCCGTGATGACCAGGAGACGGCCTTCGCGTCGGTTGTGGCGCGAATGCGGCTGATTGGGATCGGCGCGCAGTCCTGCGTTCACGATGAGCCGGTTGAAGGCGCGCATGCAGACCCGATCACCCTGCGAAGTGATGTACTTGCCGCGCACGGATTCGATGATTTGCAGCGTTTGGTGCCCACTGCGTGTCAGGAAGGCACGCAGGTTGGCCGAAGGGTCGACGACGTCGGAATGGTGGGGATGTGACATGATACCTGTCCCGCAGCGATGAGGATGAGTAAGGAGGCCCGCCCTTGGGCGGGCCTGAGGCATCAGTCTTCGAGCCCGATATCGGGCCTTCGCCTGGAGATCGGCTCGCTTCCCTCTGTGTCGGTCGCACTCCCCTCCCTCGGCTTGGTGGGATTCACACCACCAGTCGGGATCACACCATTCAGAGCGTCGGCGACGGCCCTGTTGGCGAATTCTTCGTCCGTGGGGATCACGAAGTTTCGCAACCGGCGCTCGGCCCGAGCGATATCGTCCGGCTCGGCGAATCGGGTGAGGAATTCGGCCGCGTCTTTTGCGGCCGAGGCCTTTCCTCGGATCGCTTTCAGCGCCTCAAACACAATCGGCTCGGACAGCTTGGCTTGATTGGCGAAGCGCTTGGCGAGTTGATCGCAAAGCGCCTGATGATCCGTCAGACGGACGCCGTCGAAGCCCGAGGTCGCGGCCCGGACCTCATGCCAAGTGCCGTTCACCTCAACCGAGATCGCGCCGATATCCTGCGGATCGACCCGGACGGGCAGTGGAACGCTGCCGCACCGGAGGTAGTGATCGCGCAGGACATCGGCGCGGTAGTCCAGGCCCATGAATCGGATCCCGTGTCGCCCGAGGGTCCGGTCCATCCGCAGTCCGAAGATCGCACGTCGTTCGTTGCGGCCGGGAACAGGGATGACGCCATAGAGTGCCGTCAGCCGCTTCCAAGCATTGGCTGGTGTTTCCCCGCCGAGCCCGGCGTGAGGCAAATTATGGTACACGTCGAGCACGTGTCGCACGGCGAGGAGCACGAATTCCTCGACGGTGATGCTGACCCTTTCCAGCGCTGGGTAGTCGCCGCGCTCGACCACGTTCGAGAACGACTGGCCCGAGAAATGGCGCACGAGTTGGCAACTGAGCGTTCGGAACAGACGCTCCACCGTCCCACGTAGGTGCGGCATACCGGCCGGTGGGATATCGTGGCTGCTGCCCAGAGCGAGGACCACGAGGTGGAACACCTCGGCGACGAATGACGCGCCGCTGTCGGTGGCGATGGTCTCAGGTCTCAGCGCCATGTGGTGCCAGGGCGAGTTTGCACCAACGGCTGTGGCTAGGATGCTCTTATCGGATACGACCATCTGCAGAGTGGCGATCGCATTGCGCACGGATGCTGTGTGATCGAGCCGCATCGCCAGGATACAGCGCGACGCCACATCGATGGCCACGCACAGGAACCAGCGGCGCTTCTTCAACTCCTTGATTTGCTCTTCGGTAAGATTTGCGAGCAGATCAGTTTGAGATAGGAGAAAATAGAGGTCGATCTTCCACTCATCCAGCTCCACGCGTTGTCCGACGCGCAAGGCTTCGGCTTGGCCCACCAAGAAGCGGTGTTTTCGCGTGGCGGCATCTTCGCCGATGCGATGGCTCTCGACCAAGAACATGTCCAGCGCGGCGATCCGGCGGCACAGGGTGCGGTCGGAGGGCACGGCGTAGGGCTCTAAACCCTCGGCCGTACGCTGCGCGTTGAGATCGGCGAGCGCCGTGCACAAGAGCTTGTGACACTTCTCGCGCGAGTGCCGCTCCTCCGAGGCGAACAGGGCCGCGTGCTCCTGGAGCAAGCGCTCGACCTCAGCAGCGTAGCGTGGCGAGCGGTTGCCACACCGCGCCGTACGTGGACGAAGCACGAGCGGGTTCTGTGCCGCCTCTTCGTAGGCCTTGAGCCAGATTCGGAACTGTCTGACGGACGGGCCGATCAGTCCGACCTGAGCGGTTCCGCACCGCAGCTTGCGTTGCGCCTTGAAAGTGCCGTCCTCGTCCAGCGGCCGAGCTCGCGCTTCGGCCAGCGCCTGGATCGTCGGGCCAATCTCGGCGAGCGCCGCCTTCATGCCCCGGGTCGAGCGGATTGGCGGTTCGACGCGATCCCGGCGGAGTGTCCTCTCGTTGGCCGCGTTCCGTGCAGCTTCCAATTTGTAGAACGCGGTGATCCACTCGACCCGCCATGCCACGATCGTCTGGTGCTTGAGGGGGAGTGCCGCCAGCGATCCAGATCCCGAGAGCAGTCGGGTTCGGGTCGTGATCGCGCTGTGCTGGTTGGCCTTGAATTCCAGACGGCCGGCAAGCGAAAGCGCAGCGAGTGCCGCGTGGTCGAACGCTTCGTGCAAGCCGGTCTTCGAGTTCAGGAGGACGTAGCCGTCGGCACTATTGCCGATAACTTGGTAGTCGACGCCATCGAGGCTGACGGCGTCATTCACGCCAAGCCGTTGACGCGGAGGCTGGGAGGGAGAGGTCGGGCTCATCGTCCGGCCTCCGCGCGATCGTTGGCGACGGTGACCCAGCTGTCGTAGCCGATGCGTGCGTCAGCGGTGAGCAGGACGATCCGCCTTGCGATAAGCCGCACGATCGCGCGGAAGGCGTCGGCCCCATAGGGGGTCGCATCGACGAGGTTGCCGACCCGGACCGCTCCCTGGATGTGAGGTAAAAGGTCGAGAACTGCCCGATCGGCTGCGTGGGGCGGATCCCTGCGGACGGCATGGATCAACCGGGCGTTCGACTTCATCGCCGGCGAGATCGTGCGCTCGGTATAGAGCATCACGCCGTCGGCGATGCGCCGCGGGATCTGCGGCGCGATATGCCGGAGGAAGCCAGCGACGTCTTGCCGAATGGCGCGGGCCTCGTCCTTGATGGTCACCAGCACACGGTGGCCATTCGTAAACGTAACTAAGAGATCGAAGGTAATCCGACCTGGCTTACCGTCGAAGTTCAGGAACTCGATCGCCGGCGGTTGTTCCTCGACCGTAGCAACGTCATGCCGGCACTCGAAATCGAGGACGCCGTCCTTCTCAATGTGACTTTCGATCCGAACGATCCGATGGTCGTCTGGCAGGACTAGACTGCCACGCAATGAGATCTTCGAGCGCAATGCGATCGCGCGGGTGGCGACCGAGGCAGATGGGAATCGGTACGGGGCGTTGTCGCTCCCGACCGGGGATGCATAGGGGGGTATGGCAGGTAGATGGTTCGGGGCGAGCCCGGGGTTTGTACGCGTCAGCATGGGTGTCCTCGTCGTGACGGGATGCGCTCGCTCGGGAGCCGCATCGTGCGAAGCGGACAGCCGCCCTCGTTCACGCCGGAGCATGTCGGGGAGGACGGCTGTGAGTTTGCGTGGTCGCGGAGGATGCTGTGACCGCTCCGGGGCCTGGACAGCCTGCTAAGGCCAAGCCCCTTGCACGGTCGGACTCGCCATGCGACGGTCCGTGACGTGCCGATCCGGCGAGGAATCGCCGGGTGGTCACAACATCCGACTGCGGATGGCCGACGTCAGCTTCTGAGGGCTATGGGCGTCGGCATCGGTCTCAACCGCGGCGGGCGTCCGGCTGCTACCGGACGTCCGCTGGGTGAGCCGGCCTGGATCAGGGTCTCGGCATCACGGTCCTCCTGTGATTGCTGCGCGAAAGCTGCGCTTCACCTTCTGAGATAGGCAGATTTCGAAACGTCACGCCAGAGGAGCGTGGCTGTTGACGTTTTTAGCGACTGGCAATTTTCGGCGTGAATCGCTGTCCCATCAAATGCTTGTGCAAATATCGAGGCTCCTAAATCAGCCTCCTTCGGTGGGACCTGAGCGACTTCGATGGGACCTGAGCGAGCCATGTTCCACTCCGAGACGCTCCGAAGTGGTGGCGATTCAGAATTTTTTAGCTTTTTGCAGGATCGCCGGTCTCTGCCGAGCGAAGGCGTACATAGCCCTCTCGAGCGCCTGTTTGGCGGCCTTTCGTTAGGCCAATCGGCGCGATCCGCCCTGATGATTGGCGTCAAAACAATCGGTCCGAGAAGCGGGTGAGGGCGTCCACTTCCGTGATCAAAGGTTCGAGCTTGTCGGCGAAGCCGAGGCTGTCGAGGTACGCGATCTCAGCTTCGACCTGATCGGGATCGATCTCTCGGTTCCAGGCACGGGGGCGACCGTCGTCGCCGATGTTCCAGCGGTATCCGCGTTGCCGCAAGCGGTCCTTGATCGCGAACGGTGCGTTCAGCGCCCATATCTTGGCGGTCGGCTTGCTAGCGGCATTGAGCAGAACCTCCATCGTGATCCGATGGCTGACGGGCAACGGCATCTCAAGCAATTCGAGCAGCGCGTAGCAGTCGTCGAGCGCGCGGTGGCCCTCGTGCCAGAAGCCTTGCTGCGTCGTCAGGTAGAACAGCTTGCTGCCCTCTATTCCCTCTTCGCGCCACGGAAGCTGGGTCTGTGAGCAGGCCCACCGCCGGTGGACGAACGCGTCTGACAGCCCTTCACAGAAGCGTCGGTCGAACCCCGCGTTGTGAGCGACCACCAGATCGGCGCTCTCGACGAATGCATCCACTGCCGCCCCGTCGATCCGCTGACCCGCGACCATGGTGTGGGTAATTCCGGTCAAACGGCTGATGTGATCTGGGATCGGCTGCGACGGTTCGCGAAAGCCTTGAAACTCCGCAACCGGCCCGAGGATGGTGCCCCCAGCGCTGTAAGCGAAGCGCAGCATGCCGAGTTCGATGACTTCGTCGCTGCTGGGATCGAGGCCTGTTGTCTCGACGTCCACGATCACGCCGATCTTGGCTCCGTCCGGGATCGGCCACGGATACATCTCCCGGGGGGTTAGCTTCCGCAGGATGCGAAACTCTGTCGAACAGCGCAGGGCCAGCGCATGCAGTTCGGCCTCAAAAGCATTCATGAAAGGCTCCAAAGGATCACCGTGCTGGCCTGGGCGCAGCCAAGGCGCGCGGCATCAATCCCGCACAGGACGGATGGGGATCGACGGTTGGGGGAGGATGGCTTCGACGGCGATCAGCGCGTGTTGCGCGTGCGCGTCGGCATGCGGATCGCGTCCGGCCCGATCGGGAAGATTGCCTGGACCAGCCGCTTCACCGAGGCGTTGTCTTGGGGCTCCAAGGCAGCCTCGGCGGCATCCTGGATCTGCATCGCGCGGGTCGGCGGCAGGGCCTCGAAGCGCTGAATGAGCGGGCTGAGAAGTTCGGGAATGGCGCGATGCAGTTCATCGCGGAGGTGACGCGTCATTCGCTCGACGGTCTCGATCACCGGGACACCGAAATGCGCGTCGACCTCCGGTCCCTGCACTGTGAGATGCGGCGGTAGACCAGCTGCCCCACACCAGTCGATGCACGCGCTCGTCACCACGTCGATCGTCGCGAAGCCCTGATCGCGCAGATAGCTACGGAGCAAGAGGCGCACAGCGGCGACGTCGCGTTCGAGCGGCTTGCGAAGCCCTGCGCCCATCGAGCCGCCACCTCGCTTGACGCTGTACGCGCCGGCCCACCCCGCTGCCACGTCGATGACGACGATATCCTGATTGACGGAGCGCACCGCAGGCTGATCATACCGCAGGTGGATCCGTGCGAGACTCGCAGCGGAGTTCGATGCGACGAGACCGTCGGCGGCGGCCGTGATGGGGATGCAGGGGTTGTGCAGGACCTCAAAGCGACCGCTGGCTTGAAGAGCTTCGACGCATGCCTTTTCAAGTAGGATCCCATGGCGCTTGACCACGGAGGACGAGACGCTGATGA